CGCCGCGCCTACCACGCCACCCCCGATCTCGCCGGACGACCTCCGCGACGCTGCCGACCTCATCGCCGCCGCAGCCGACCTAATCCCCCCGCCACAACCGCCGCCTGCCGCCGCAGGACTCGCCGGTATGACCGCATCACCCACCGCAGCATTGTGTACGATCTCCGCATCAACCGCTCCCGGCTCAACAGCATCAGCACCGCCAGACAACGGCGATATCACGTCTGCCGACGGGTTCCTCGCGTGGGTCGCCGCAAGACCGGCCACGCGCACGCGCGTCGCTCGGTACCTCGCTCTTGCATCAAGGACAGGCAAGCTCGCGTCTACCATGACAGATGCAGGGATCACAGTCGGCCTATTGGCCGCGTTGCAACAGCGACATCCGATCATCCGCGCTGCACTGGACATGATCCGCCTGCACGGCACGCGACGCCTCGTGTCACGCGCGTCTGAGGTGATCGATAGTGTCATGGACGCAACGGACGATCAGGCGTTGCAGCTCAAGGCGGCCAGCACCGCCCTCCAATACAGCTCTAAGGCGTCAGCCGACACCCCGCACGGCGCAGATGCCGGCCCTGGCGGCGTCCAGATCGTCATCAACCTGGGCCAGCAGGCCGCCCAGCCGCGCAGGATCGCCCAGGAGGACGTGCTGGCTGTCGATCAGGACGCCATATTTATCGCGGGAGTCGGCAAATGAGGGCAAACACGGCCAAAATCCGGCCAAAATCCGGGCAACACCATGCAACCCCCAGCAATTACGCGATTGTCAGCGGGTTGCTACCCCTCTGTTCGCACTTTTCCCCACTTTTTCCCCATTCCCGGCCCGACCGCGCAGCCGACAACGACCGGCAAGCGGACGGGGTACGGGGGGCTAGACCGGGTGCCGGGGTGGGGCACGCCAGCCCGCATATAGGGGGGCTCCATGTGTGTGTGTGGCACAAACTGAACAGAAAGGCGGATAGAGCTGAGCGATGGGATGGTCGGCTCTTCGCCGAATGTCCCCTCGTTTTTTACGGAATTGACTGGACGCGCGAGATGATGCTGGGCGAAGTGAAGCGTGAAATCGTACGCGACAGGCCCGACTGCATGATGGTTGTGGCTCGTCGAGATTATGAGAAATGGATCGGGGTGATTTATGGCGATTGATCGGCGAGAGTTCAAGAAGCGTGAATACACGCCGAGCGCGACGTGCAGGCTGTTCCACTTGAGCGGGAAGAAGATCAAAGGGATAAGGGGTCCGGTTGGCAGCGGCAAGAGCGTGGCGTGCTGTCTGGAGGTGTTCCTGCGGTCTTGCGGTCAGGAAGCGAACGCGGAAGGGAAGCGGGAGAGCAAGTGGCTGTTCTACAGGCGGCACGCGGTGGACTTTGAGCTGACGACGTTGCAGACGTGGCTGGAGTGGTTTCCCGAGACGCGGATGAAATACGACAGCCCGATGACCGGGGAGTACCGGTGTGCGCATCCGAGCGGTGACGGGACCGAGGTTGTGATTCATCTGGTGATGATGGGGCTTGAGACTGATGAGGACATCAAGAAGCTGAAGTCTCTTGAGCTCAGCGGTGCGTGGGGGAACGAGGCGACGCAGATACCTTGGAAGGTGCATTCCACGGTGTACGAGCGCCTGGGGCGTTATCCGAGGGCGTGCGGCGGGAAGAAATACCCGAGGCTTGGGTTGCTGATGGACACGAACAGCCCGCACGAGAGCAACTGGTGGAAGCGGCGCAGCGAGGACATAAGGGACGAGAACGAGGAGTACTTCACGCAGCCTCCGGCCCTGCTGCGGGAATGGATCGAGCGCGGCGACGGTGTGAAGGGGTGGAAGTACACGCCGAACATCGGGCAGCGTGACGGTGTGTGGCCGGCTGAGAACGTTGAGAACCACAACGAGGGGTTCGCGTACTGGCTGAACATGGTGCGGACGAAGGACGAGGACGACATCCGCACGCAGGTTCTGAACGAGTACGGGCTTAGCGTGGCCGGGCTTCCGATATACCCGGAGTGGAAAGACGGATGGCACTACAGGCCCGGTGAGGTGAGGTTCGAGAAGGGGCGGCTGCTGGTGGCGGGTCTTGACTTCGGGCGCACGCCGGCGGCGGTGCTGCTGCAGATTGGGCGTGACGGTCAGGTGCGGTGTCTGGAGGAGGTCGTGAGCGAGGACATGGGGATACGACAGTTCTGCGAGGAGCTTCTGATCCCGGTTCTGGTCTAGCGGTACGGATGGGGTTGCGGCACGAGGCTCGTGTGTTTCGCCGATCCTGCCGGGGCGAACCCGAACGAGGTGGACTCCGTGAGCGCGATAGAGATGGTGAATGCTTGCGGGCTTGAATGCTGGCCGTGCGACGTTCCCGGCAACTCCTTCGTGCTGCGGTCAAGTTGCGTCAAGGACTTGCTGCGTGGCGTGCGCGACGGCAAGCCGGCGGTGGTTGTCGGGGAGCGGTGCAAGGTGCTGCGCAACGGATTCAACGGAGGCTACTGCTACAAGAAGATGGCTGGCGGCGTGCTGGGAGAGGAGCGTTACGCGCCGGGGCCCGACAAGAGCAGCTTCTACACGCACATCCAGGACGCCTTCCAGTACGGCGTGTGGAGCCTGCTGAGGGGGAACCGGTACAGCGGTGGCCTGATGGACGGCGGGAACGGCGGGAACCTTCTTCTCGGGAACCGACTGCCTGAGTCTCGTTTCAGTGTGGCGATGTAACGCGGATTTCGTGATAGTCGGCGGTCTGTCGTAAGTTTGGGATAACGGGAGGTCGGAAAGATGCTTGCCGGCGTTGGAGAGGTCAAAAACAATGTCGCGAAGGAACCGGGTGCGGAAGCGCCGCGTTCCCTTGCGCCTGACGGTACGCTCGCGCGTGCCGTTCGCGACATTTACTCAAGGGCCTCGCAGCATCGCGTGAGTTCCGGCGTCGAGGCGAGGTGGCTGAGGGCGCTTCGGGCTCGGCGCGGCGAGCGTGACGAGAGATCGAAGGCGGCGTTGCGCGCGGCGGGGATGGACGAGGACTTGGCGAGCCAGATCACGGATGTCAAGTGCAACTCCGCCAAGGCTCAACTGGACGAGGTGTACGTCAACGGTCCTAACGACGAGTTCACCTTAGACGCCACGCCGGTTCCGGAGATCCCCGAGGAGGATGCCGCCGCCATTTTCGCGGACATGATGAAGTCCGTGATGCTTGCTGTGGTTTCAACCGGCGCGGAGCCCGACCAGCGGCTCATCATGGCCGAGGTGGACAAGCGGTACGGAGACCGGCTGACCGCCGAGAGGGTTTTCGCAAAGGAGCGCGTGGCGCGCATGGAGCGCAAGATGCGCGACCAGTTGGAGGAGGGCGGGTTCCGCGAGGCCAAGGCCGGGTACGTGAACGACATCGTCACTTACGGGACGGGGATTATCGAGGGGCCCGTCGAGGTTGTCGAGCCGAGGCTGACAGCGAAGAGATCAAAACTCGGCACGGTGACATACGCGCGCGAGGCCAGGAAGGTGCTCCGGTTCCGCTCGGTGAGCCCGTGGGACGTGTACCCGGCCCCCGAGTCCAATAAGATCGGCGACTCCCCTATCGTGATCGCCATGCGGTACACAGGCCCAGAGCTTGCCGCTTTCACCGAGAGCGCCGACGGCAAGGGCGGGAGCGTTGCCGGGTGGGACATCAACTGCGTCAAGAGGATACTTGCAGACCATCCGAAAGGCTGGCGCGAGACGCGGGACGGGCTGGAATCCGAGCGAAGGCGTCTTGAAGGAAACGGCGGCGAGGGCGTTTTCTGCGGAGACGGGTGGATGTACGACGGGCTCAAGCTGTACGCCTTCATGCGCGGGAGCGTCCTGCTGAAGAACGGCGCGGCGCAGAAGTCCGGCGAGAAGGTCAAGCCGGACGCATTCTACATGGTCGAGGCCGTGACCGTTGCCGACAAGGTTGTTTTCTGCCGCGTGTCGAAAGACATGCGAATACCGGTTTCAAAAGGCGTGTTCTACGACGTGCCGGGGAGTTTCTGGGGCAAGTCCATCGCCGACCGGTGCGTTCCGGCGCAGAGCCTTCAGGACTCCTGCCTGTACTGGCTCAAGGTCAACATGGGCATGACGGCGCTCCCCATGTTCTATGCGCGTGACTTCACGAGCCTGCTGGACAAGGGTCCGGGCGCGCTGGACATCAAGGCCGGAAAGTTCTGGGCCTTGCGCGGTTCCGGGCTGGGTGTGGCCGGGGGGCCTCCCATCGGAACGGTGGACATCGCCTCGCACATCGCGGAGATCCTCGCCGCGATGGATCGCGCGAAGATCATGGCCGACGATGATACGGGAATCCCGGCCTACACATACGGCGGGGCTTCCTCCGCGAGCGGCGTGGCGCGTACCGCCACCGGCCTCAAGATGCTGACCGAGGCCGCTATGCGCGGTATGAAGATGGTCATCGGGCAGACGGACAAAGAGGTCATCGAGAACATCCTGACGATGCTGTACGAGTATAACATGCACTTCGATCCCGACCCGTTCATCAAGGGAGACGCGCAGATCATGGCGCGCGGGGTGA